CACTATGTCAGCGTCTGGCAGATACACCGCCTGCCGGTTGGTCTGGATAACGCCCTTCGTCACAGGTCCGCCGCCGCCCGCGCCGTGATGGTATTTCAGTCTTAGCGACTGGCGCTTAGTGTGATGCACTATAAAAAAGAATTGCACCCACCCGCCATACCCGCCGGAATATACATGCGCGCCGTGCATGGTGTTCATGCGGTGCACAAGATTGCTGATAAGGCTTGTGCCGTGTCTGTGCGTGATGTTCGTCTCGTGGTTGCCTTCGCCTATCAGGAGCCAGTTATCCTTGTAATGTGCATAATCATCGGCGGCGTGCTGGACGATGCGGTCAAGATAATCCGGCCCAACATCTTCCGGGCGTATCTCTGCCATATCGCTGCGCGGGTCGTACTTGCCTTGCATTGCACAGAACAGGTCGCCAAAGTCAAGGATCAGCGCCCCGCGTTCTTTGGCTAAGTCAAGGTGTGCTCGCTCTAACTTGCGGTCACACATCTTGTTATCGTGGTGGCGATCCGACGAAAGCAGGAACCACTGCTCCCAACCCGCGTGAATGTCGGGGAACGTCAGTTGTAGTACCGATGCTCCCTTCTTGACGGCTGTATATTGGTTTATCAAGGTGCTATACCTCGGTTACCTTTGGCTTGCGTAGCTTGCGCGGCGGCGGGGTCAGTCCGTGCTTTTCCATGTATCCGCGCAGATCATCAATCTCACAACTCAGGTCGTCCACTTCTTGCTTTAGTTCCTGGTTCTCAACCGCCAAAGCAGTAAGCCGCATGTTCATGTTTTGAATAAGCAGCACCCATGACTCGGCGGCTACCTTGTCGGTGTTTGCTTCCTCGTGACACGCTTGCGCTTCTAGCAATTTGTTCTCCGATTTCGCCTTGATTAAGGCTACTATTCCACCGCCCCCTAGAAGCCCGACAACGAGTGCAATGATGGATTGCCAGATTTCCATTAGTTCACCTCACGCTACGGGATTGTCTGTATCACCCTGGGCGGAGGTGTTGAATTGTTTTTGTAGTATGTACTTGGATACGAAGTCATGCAGGAAGTTTGCGCCGCGTCCGATAATCAGGCCGCTCAGGAAGTACCCAACGCCGGTTGATTCTTGTTCGCTGATTAGCGCCATCAGGTCGAGCTTGTAGTAGAACGCCAGTCCTACGCCTGCAATCGCAGCAACATATATCAGCGCCCAACGCCATTTATCCCCACCAGACAGGTGATCTATAGCTTGCCCGAAAAAGTATTCGACAAAGCCCTCAACGATGGCGGCAAGCGCCAGTGCTAATCCAAGTATCTGAACGTTTGTCATGTGACCTCCCTTGCGGTTAAACAAAAAACGACGACCATACGATAGGTCGCCGTTTCCCATATCCCGCCCCAGCGGAGGCGGGCGCGTAGCAGATATTCGGTTCGGTATCCTATACAGTTGTGTATAGGTTGCGCAATCTAATTAATTACCAGTCAAGACCGGAATTGGCTTGCTCTCTGCTAGCTCTCGTCACCGGCTCAGACCGCTTGCGCAATGCAGCCTGTTTTGTGTAAAGTGTGTGGCGTACGCGTCCGCTCTCTCTGTCCACACCGCTTGCTGGCAAACCACATCCTACATGCCATTCGGCGTTTCAGATGTTCACAATCATTATAGCATAACAGTTCTAATTCTGTTACCATCAATCTTTATTTCTTTCGGCTATCCTTGCGCTTGTTTATATATCGCATTGCCGGATGCTCCCGCTCCCAATGCCAGTCCTGCGGCTTCCCGCACCTGGGGCAGCGCACCTCAGCGTCACCGCGAATGACGGCGATAATCTCACCGTCAAGCGATACCGTCAGCCGCGTGGGGTCGAAGTGGATAACGCCCATTGTCGCGCCGCAGCCCTCGCCGTGTGTGTCGGTGACACAGTGCCATGCTACGGATTTTGTTACCGTTTCGGTAACGTATGGTGCTTTGATTTCAGTCATTTTCGTGTGCCTCCCTCTTGTCTGAGTCGTACTCGGTCACCGCGCCACACTGGCAGGTGAGCTTGACTTCTATCCGCTTGCCCTCTTGGACCTCGAATGTCCATGCTGCGCCGCAGCCCTGGCAGACAACGACGTGCGTATCCTTCGGCATGAATATCCTATCAAACGTTTCCATGCACTCCAGGCATTGGTACGTCTCGACCTTATAGCCGTCGCTGTCCGTTTCGCTGCTCCGTAATATGCCGTCTGTCTCGCGCTCGCAATTGGCGCAGAATATCTTATCGGTCATTTGCGTGTGCCTCCATGTACTCCATTCGCGGCGTAACCGTTATGTACCAGCCGTGCCCGTCAAACAGCGGGATGCTGGTCACGTTGCCGCGCTTCTGCCAGTAGCCCATAAGCTCAGCGGCGTGGCTGTATGATGTGCAGCGGATGGTGGTCATAAGTTTTTCCACGCCTCATCTTCAATCGGGTCGTCAGCCCATGCCCATTCTGGTATCCACTGCTTTGCGTGTTCGAGTTGGGCGCGGAGGCGGGCGTTCTCCACCGCATATTCGTCCAGCCTATCCTGCGCCGCGTCCAACGCGCCTGCGAGGTACAGGATTGCGCAGGGTGTATGGGACAACTCGCATCCATCAAAGTGACAATAGTCTGGAAGTCTGAAGTACATCCCCATCTCAACAAATGGCTTCGTGTCAATTCGTGGCATCATGCAGCCTCCGGTAACTTGTACGTCATCACCATGTTTAGCCGCTCCGTTGCCTCGTGCGTGGTGATAACTTCCACACTCACGCCACAAGGATTATCTTTGTCGGCAACATATTTGACTAATTCCAGATACGCTACCTGCGAGTCATCCTTCCAGATAATCATGTTGCAGGCGTCCAGTACAGCCTTGCTGAGATTATCCAGGTCGCGCCGCCGGTAGTCGGGCAGGTAGAACGTCATACGCACACCCAATTTACAGGTCAGCAGGTCGCCCATACGCACAGAACTTTTGGCGGCTTGCGTAACCTCCCATTGCCACGCCTCGACGCGCGGGTCTGTGTAGCCGCCGCTCTGTGTCTTGCGAAACGACTGCTTTGGTACAGGTGTTCCGTTTACGCGAAACTTGATTATGCTCATAGTGTCATCACCATTTGCGCCCTCGCTTGCGCCGTTCTGTCCAATGCCAACTCTATATACTTCGGGTTCAATTCCAGCCCCACGCCGCGCCGCCCGTATTCCTGGGCGACCATGACAACCGTGCCGCTGCCAGAGAAGGGGTCAAGGACGATGTCACCCGGTTTGCTTCCAGCCAGTACGCATGGGCGCACGAGGTCAGGCGGGAACGTGGCGAAGTGTGCGCCAGAATACGGGGCGGTGGGGATTGTCCAGACCGTGCGGCGGTTGCGACCAGTAGCGCCACGCCCATCCCATTTAGGATCTTCAACGTCGCCGCCATTCTTGCCATTGTAAGATCTCGCATCTTTGTATCCGCCATAGGTTGCTTCCTCCCTCACCGCATCTGCATCGTAGTAATACCTCGCCTGCTTCGTCAGCAAGAAGATATACTCATGCGCCTTTGTCGGTCTGTCCGTCACGCTCTCCGGCATGGGGTTGGGTTTCGCCCAGATGATGTCTGAGCGCAGATACCACCCGTCCGCCTGTAACGCGAAGGCGACGCGCCACGGGATGCCGACAAGGTCTTTCTCTTTCAGCCCATTGGTCGGTTTTCTTCCTGGAATACTTATTGTGTTTTGCGCTCTATTCCCCGTTATTCCATTCGGTCCCTGTTTTCCTGTCATATTTCCAGATGCGTAACTATCCCCCAAATTCAGCCACAACGTCCCGTCATCCCGCAGCACCCTTTTCACCTCGCGGAACACAGCGACCATGTTGGCGACGTAGGCTTCCGGCGTGGGTTCGAGGCCGAGCTGGTTATCTACGCGGATAGCACCACACTTGCCGCAGGTGTCACGGTAATTCATTGCTCCCTTGTCGCTGTCAGTTGCCAGCGATCCGTGAAAACCATTTATGTTTGCGCGGCCTCCGTCATTCCGTGCTGTTGCTTGCTTATGGTCGCACTCAGGATCGCCGCCCTCCCATCGGGCTGTACCGTAATCCCGCAGCCCATAGTAAGGCGGACTGGTAACGACTGTCTGCACCGTCTCATTCGCAAGCGGAATATGCAGGGCGTTGGCGTTGATGATACTCATTCCATCACCTCGAATTGCAGATACTTTCCCGCCACCGTGACAACCGCCTCGCGCCCGGTGGTGGGATTGACGAACTGGCAGCCCGGCGCAAACGGGTATTCCGCCTGCCGCCTGTACTGGATGGCGTAATACTTCTGGCTTCCCGGCTTGCCCGTGCAGCGGTAGATTTCTTCCAGCGTGAATGACGGCTCAGGATTGCCCCATTCGTCGCGCAGTGAACCGCGCGGGTCGTAGGTCAGCCGCCATGTGTTGCCGCCGCCGTCGCCCATGTCGCCCGTGCGCCGCTTGTGATACTGGCGCAGGTAGGCTATCTTGTGCTTGCGCTTGCAGTCCTGGCAGCGCAGTTGTGTCTTGACGGCTTTGTGCGCGCTGAACTCCGCGCCACAGTCGATGCACGTTCTGACTTCCCGCGCGGCGGGTGTGTTGAAGCTATGCGCGGCTGCCATTGGTGGCCTCCGCTATCCATGCGGGCATGTGCGACATCACTTCACCTCCGGGAACTCGTTCCACGTCCGCCCGTCCAGCATGCGACCGGCAGCCTTCTTGCCAACGCGCTCCAAAAACCACGGATTTTGCCAGGGATCTGGCTGATACCCACACCAATATTCTTCTTTCAGTCCGCGATCTTCCCTGTACAACGTGCCTTTGTTACCCAGGCAAATTGTATGTGCCATCATATCCAGCTCATCAAGTCCAGGCTCATCGTTATCATCTTGATATTGTGGGCATACCGGCATCCACTCCCCCCACTGCTTAAAGAAGAATGGCACTCCCGCCGCCTGGCATTGATCTCTCGTTGAGCGTACCCAATCCGGGTGCATCGGCCTGGCGCCTGGTCCGCTCTCCCCGCCCATGATGATCCAGTCGATTGGCAATCTTCCTGCCTGATATCCACACCCCTCACATGGATGAGACACATGGTGGAAGCATCCCATGTGACTGCAAGGCTCACGTCTGACCAACTTGAAATCCACCGGCCCCAGCGCTGGCTCATAGCTCACAAACCGCACCGCTGCCGGGGTCTGCAACAATGACGGGATGCGCTCATCGGCAGTCTCTTGATCCTCGACGGAGACGCCCAGCCAGACGTTGTAACCGAAATGACCAAGCACCTCCAGATTGACGTTCATTGGCGTATCTCCAGGCAGAAGATCACCAGACCAAGATAGAAATTCCATGATACGTTTTGGTCGCTTAGTCAATATTTGAAATGTGTGGTGTTCACAACGATCGTCTGCCATCACATCGAAAACGTCAGCAACATACTCAAAAGGAACGCTGGGGTGAAACAGATCGCTCATGCTGTTCACAAACACCCTGCGCGGCTTCCTCCACTTCAGCGGATCCTCCAGGCGTTCAGGATGCACGCGCACATCGGTAAACTTGCGCGGGCTACCATCCGGGTTCGGCGGGTATTGCTTCGCCCAAAATCTCTCAGCTATCGTTTCAGCGTAACAGTGTTTACAGCCTTGCGACACCTTATTGCAGCCTGTGACTGGGTTCCACACATCTGTCGCCCACTCAATCGAAGTCTTAGCCATGTTGTCCTCCTATCGCAATCTCAATCCACGCGGGCATGTTCTCAACCATAAACTTTTCCAGCGCCACGCCAAAGATATTCGGCGCGAAGGTTTGCAGGATAAAGTTTTCCCAACTGTTAGCCCAGCGTTCTTTCGGCTCGTTGCCGCCTTCCATGCTGGGAGGGTGCATCCCCGGAAACAGCAGCGCATGACGCAGGTTGAACCCTCCGGCGGCAAGTTGTACCTGTGGCTTCAATCCTGCCTGCCTGTCAAACGTGTGTCCGAGGGCGTGAATGACAAGCTGAAGATAAACTCTGTTGCGGTGGAAGATCATCTTGTCGCCGCTGGAATACTCGTAGAACTCGCCGCCGTTGTTGAACCTGACATGCTGCTCGCCAAACACGGCCTCGAAGCTGGCGGCGGCGTCCAGTCCGGTGTAGGGTGACAGCGCCGTGCCAACTATCAGCGCGGCAAGCTCGATTGTCGCTCTGCTTTTCGTGTCCCATAATTGGGGTAAGTCGTAGGTTATGGTCATGATTCCAACACCTTGAACGCTTGTTCATTCATGGTTTCGGTGAACTGATTTGCAATCGCATCCCGCATAATCCTATCGAAAGTAGGGTGAACAAGGTATGCGTCGGCTGTTTCTATCACCCCCATAAATGGCACTAATTCTTGTCGCTTGCGCTTGATGACTATGCCGCGCCTCGGAACTGGGACGGATACAATCACATCCTTTTGTTCAACGACTGCACTGCTTACGATTAGCTTCTTACCGTAGATACTACCTAAACTCCCTGGCATCATTGCGCGCCGCCTTCCCACTGGTAGAACGAGCAGCTTTCGTCGTGCTCTTTACCTACAATCGTATTGCAACACTCGCGAAATTCAATGCCGTGCCAGTTATAGCTTTCGCCCTCCACACCGCGGATAATCCCCTTCAGCCGCTCCACCTCAGCTTGCGACGCGGCAAGCTGGTGGCTCATCTGGTGATAATGCTCTCGCATTGCGTCGAGCTGGGAGCGCAACCCATCCTCAATCGGGCGGGTGTTCCATACGTCACTGTGCATGTATAGAAAATCGTTATCTTCGGTATCACGAAGTACGCAATCTTTATTAGGACACCATGCCCAAGTTTGTTCAACGAAGATCGTGCTCTTGTTGGTCGAATGTTCAGCCTCGCTCCCACAAAACGGGCACGCTTTCAATTCCTCGCTCATCTCTTTGCCTCCTGCAAATCAAACGGGATAATCGGCGCGGCTTCTGCCTTCTTGCGCCACAGCGTGCCGGTTTCCTCGCGCCACTTCGCACACTGCTTGCAAACGGCGCGGTGGTCGTGCCACTGCTGGCAGAGGGCGGCAAACTCGGTGCTGTTGCGCGCCGTCTGGCGGCGATACCATAGTTCTTGACCAATACGGCATAGGGATGTCATAACGTCACCTCACTTTCGGTTGCTTCGCTAACCACATCGCCAGCCGGCTCACCAGTTCGTATGCCGCTAGCACCCCGCCAGCTTTCGGAGCCAGCGCCATTATCAGGCCATCCAATATCGCCTGGTCGGATAGCGACAATTCCGTAAAGGCGGCGTAAGATAGCTGCAAGTCGCTCGGTAACTTGTTCTGGAAAGACGATAGGTACTTCGCTATGTAAATCGGTGGGTCTACTTCTTCGGCGTTCAATCGTTGCCTCCTTCAGCGCGCGGCATATCGGGCATGTGTCACGGTGCGCTATGATTTCGGAGCGCAAGGCCGCGTCACGGAACGCAAGCCAGAGCTGGGCGTATTCGGCGAGGGCGGGGCAGTTGTAGGTCATATTCCACATATCCCTTCACATTCGTCATCCCATAGGCTCAACTGCCCTTTGTCTGTCAGGTTGTCGAGGTTGGATTCGTCCAGCGGTACGCGCTGAACGTTCACAAATAAATCATACGGTGGCCTTGCGCCTCGGATATGCTTGTCCACTTCTACCGCCTTCTGCCAGTCGTCAGGTGCGTTGTCTCGAATATCCCGCCACTCGCTAACGCTGTGGTATGGGCAGAATACGCAGGCCGATCTTGACGGTATCTCTAACCCGTTGCGCGTCAGCCATAGCGTGCAATCATGGCGGCTCATGCGCTTCTCGATCAGCGGCCAGCGGTGGGTGATGTACTTCACGTCAGACGGTTTCATGCGCTGTACTTCGTCCAGGCTGATGCCTAGCCATTGTTCGACTGGTTGCCCGTTTCGATTGGCTTGTATCCAGCGGCGCATAGGTGCTATCTTCCAGCGTTGCGTGCAAGATCGCATCATTTGTCCATGTTTTACTCTACTGCTTCCAGTTGGCAACCACTCTACAACTTCGTCGTTATCGTTTACGATTGGCTCTTGGATTTCCTCAATTGCGCTTGTAAAAAGAGGTGGCGTTCCAAGTCCATTAAGGGCTGGTCTTGTGTAAAATTTGGCGTCGTTTATCCGCACCGTCACTACCTTTACCTCGCGCTCCTCCAACCAGGGCGTCCAGCGTTTTGCGAAGTCATAAGTTGCGGTGCGCTCATGCGTGGTGTCTGCATGGATAACCACATCAACGGGCTCGAGTTCACCGAGGGCAACCATAGCGGCAAGCGTGAAGGATTGGATACCCCATCCCAGGCTGATAATCTTCATGCGCTAATCTCCTCACACCGCCGCTTGTACGTCTGCCACTGTTGGGCGTCGTCGTCCAGTTCCACGTTGCCCGCTTTCAATCCGGCGTTGAACAGGCTCATTGCCTGCCAGTAGGTTGCCGTACTCCACTGCGTTCCCGGCTTCTGTGCGTTCTCTAACACGGCTGAGCCAGACAGCTTGTGACACAGCGCCCGCAGTTCGGCGACGGACGGGAAGAACTTACTCTCGCGGATATGCGCGTCCACCGCCTGAGCCAGCAGCCATTCGGGGATGTCGCCCAGGTGACGCTGGTAGGTTTCAAGCTGGCCGGCAGGGTTGCGCGGGGTGAACGATGGGTATGCGTCAAGTAAGCGGGCTATCTCAGTTTTGATTGTCATTTGTCCTCCTGTAATAGTGCGTACATTTCGTCACGCTTGTCTTGCTTGCCGTTGCCGTTGCCGTTTATCCCGCCCTTGCGGTATGCGTCAAGCATCCCCGTAACATTGCGCGGGTTGTACCCCCTGCCTATCCACGCCTTGACGATATTCCCCCATTGCACATGATTGTCTATAACGGTATTGATGATGTCATCTCTAACCGCGTCTGGCGGGGTTGTCCTGGCGATGGTTCTATATGCCACAATAGCCGGATGATTTAGGCGCTCATCGCGAGGGCGCTTGCCGCCCTCTTTAATCGGTTTAATGGATGGTTTATTAACGGTTAATGATGGTTCGGGTGACATAGCTATGTCACCCCTTTGTGTCGCATTTGTCACCCCCCTGGTGACATGGGTGTCACCCCCTGGTGTCGCATTTGTCACCCCTGTCAAAATGTCACCCCTTAAATCGCCACTTTCAGTACCCCCATCTGTGGGGGGTGACAAAATGTCACCCCTATATATCGGGATGCTAAAAACGTGCGTTTGATACCTGCTTGTGCCTTCTTCGATAAGCCAGCTATGCTGCACAAGTAAGCGGGTGATGCGCTGAACGCTGCGCTCGGAGTATCCCGTTTTCTTCGCTACCGTTGCTACCGCCGGGTAAATATTATTACCATCGTGGTCTGCGTGGTCTGCGTAGGCGAGTAGTACAAATTTTTCGTCACGCTCAATTGGCTGGTCCCATACCCATGACATTGCTTTTACACTCATCGCTCCCACCTCTATAAACAAACACCCGCCTGTCACCTGATTAGACTACTTGCTGAGGGTAGCTGGTGATAAGCGGGTATTTGTCTCTAATCATTAGCTATCCTCAGCAGTTCAATCATACCACAAGCGGGCGCGCGTGTCAATCGTCACCTTCAGCTTCCCTCTGCTCCCTCAAATACTGGAGATGCCTTTCCATCATCGCATCCCCCGCCGCCGCCATGCGGCACATCGCGAAGGCGAAGATGTACCCGAGGATGATGCCGATCACGCACAAGCCGCCGTAAATCCATGCCATGTCATGCCTCCCTCAACTACGCCGCCGGAGCGGTTGATACAGTGGAGGCGGTGAGAGTCGAACTCACGTTCCGGCGGTGGATGCCCCACTCAACCGGCGAACCCGTCGCCCCCGTGTAGATCATGCCGCTTCAAGCTCGCGCAGTTGGCGCAACACTTCACCGGCCAGTTTGGAGCCGTCCAGGTGCAGCTTAGCCAGGTAGAACAGCATAACGTCAAGGTCGCTGGCTATCTGCTCGCGGCCGGCCAGTTCCACCAGCCGGTCACGCTCACCGCCCAGGCTGGCGGCAAACACTTCCGATAACATATGGTCTAGTGTAGGTTTCATGTTTATATAATACACTAAATTTTGTCATAATGATTAAGACGAATGTCACTATTTTTTTTATTACATTTTGCCGAAAGATATGACATTCGTCACTATTATTTTAGCGTGTATTACTGTAAACTATAAGCATACCTGAAACGGAGGCAAACAAAATGGAACCCCGCACAGCAAACGAAGTTTACGTAATCGAATGGACAGCCACCCGCCCGCAGCCAGCGCCCACCAGCCTGGCGCAGAAGGCCAAGCGGCTGGAACAGGCGGCCTGGGACCGGCTGCAAGATTTCTTGGACAGCGTGGATAGGGGCGAGTACGGGATTGACTACGAAAGCGTAGCCTACTGCGAAGATCGGGACCGCTATAACCATGACTTCCACATCGCCAATGAACGCTATGAGATTATCCGGCAGGGGCTAACCTGCGACTGCGCGGAGGGTGGCTGCCGGATTTGTAACGCATATTTTTACGTGACCAATGCACAGGAGGATAACTAGATGGACAACCAAATTACTCTGTACGGCAACCGGAACGAAGTAAAAGACTTAGCAGAACGACTGCAAGCCACAATCCCCGGCGGGCGCAAGATGGCTCCTGAAGAGGCTAAAACCCTGGCGCAGATTGCAGTAGCACATGGCCTTGATCCCTTCAATGGGGAGGTCTGGGTCATCCCCGGCAGCGGCGCAATGGTCGGCATCAAGGGGTTGCGTAAGGCAGCGCGTAAGCAAGCACGTGAAGAAGGCGGCTCATACTGGACGGAGATCACCCGCGTAGAGCCAGAGAAGTACAACGCCCCCAAAGACGCGGTTGTCTATGAGTGCGTGCTGCGTGACAGCGTAACAATGCAAGCGTGGTCGAAGTCGATCAACATGATTACGACTTCCGGCGTTCCCTATCAGGATGCGGTTGCTATGATCGGCAAGCCGCCCGTATATATCGGCATCGGGATTGCCAACCAAGCGGAACGCAGCAAGATGGAAATTCACCAGCGTGCCCGCAAGCGCGCAGAGGCAGACGCAACCAAGCAGCGTTACGATGTGGACTTCGGCGCAGAGTTTAGCGCAGACGAACCAGACGCGGTAGAGTTCGTGGATACGGTTGTCACCGAAGTAGCGCCCCGCCCCGCCGCTGAGATTATCACTGAGTTGGGGTACGACGCGCCGGAGCAGACTGGCAACGGTAGCGCACGCCCCTATCCGCCCGCAGCCCTGTTCGCCAAGATTGAGGACCGCTCCAAAGTACACGCCACAAAGGTAGCGCCTGACCGCTTACGCAAGGCTATCGCCGCCACCCTGGATACCATCTTTGACGGTGAAAAGACCAAGCGTTATGAACTGTGCAAGTGGCTGACTGGAAAGTCCAGCACCAAAGATATTCCTGACGCCTATGTCCATGCGCTTAGTGACTGGCTGGGTGTGACAGATTTTAGCCAGCCGCCTCACGAACACGCATTGACCGAGGCGCGCACCGCCCTGGCTGAGGCATTGAAAGCGGCCGGACAGCAGGAATTGTTATAAGCAAGTAACATGACACGGGGGCAGGCAACTGCCCCCGGAAAGGATAGCAGTGATGACTAAGAACAGTAATCGACCAACTGCAAACGTAGTGTTGAAGCGCCTCAAGCTAAAAGGCGTGACCGCTAAGCGCGTGACCAACAGTAAGGGCGTGCGTGTCTGGCAGACCAGCGACGGCGGGGAGTTTGTTACCCTGCGCGACGTTCAGACTGCATACAAACTGAGCGAGGTGTAGAATGACCATCAACACCGACTTTATCCTGCTGGCCGCTGCAAGTATCGTGTTCCTTATCGCCTGCATTGTGTGGATTGAGGCAGGTGAGAGATGAGCGAAGAATTGATTGACATCGCGAAGCGTGTTGCCAGTTTAGTTGTGGAGGAGACAACCGCTATTCGCGCAGAGCGCGACTCGCTAGACATAGAGAACCATGAGCTTGTTGCGCTGTCCGGTTTACTAAAGTCCAAGTGCGACGAGAAGATATACGCCCTATGCGCCGAGCTTGCCGCCGCCAACGCTGAGCTTGCCAAGTATCAGCCGATACCCGTATCCGAGAGGATGCCGGACGAGCGTAAGCGAGTGATGCTGTTCGATGAGATTGGCAAACAGTGGCTAGTCGGCGTGCTGGTTGTGCTATCAAAGGACAATCGGTATCAGTGGGAAACCGACAACGGTATCTATTGGCATGATTTCAGCTTCTCCCGCGTCACCCACTGGCTGCCGTTACCGCCAGCACCGGAGGTGAAGCGATGAGCGAGACTAACTGGATACCCGTAAGCAAGGAGATGCCGAGGGCTGGTCAGCTTGTGTATCTCGCGATAGTTAGTAACAAAAGAGCCACATACGGCTATCTAAGCCATAACCGCTGGAGCGTAATTGGCGGGTCGTATGCTTTTGAATCTGTCACCCACTGGATGCCGATGCCAGAACCACAGATGCCAGAAATGCCGGAGGCCAGCCATGACTAAGCACCAGCCCCCCAATCCCGCCAAGCTGCCGCTGTGGAAAAGAACCGCCGCCACGCTGAAAGCCAAGCGGCAACGCTGCCCAGACTGCGGCGGCGTGCTGCCCGAATATCTGTGCGCTACCTGCGGCGGCGTGGGGTGCATTGACTGTAACTATACCAGCGTCAAGCCCTGCAAGTGCGGGGTAAAATAGCCCTTGTGTTCTATGAATATCTGTGCTAAAATAGGAGTGTCTAGGCGATGAAGGGCGCGGCTTTGTTTAACAGCCGTCCGGTTAAAAGTAATTCTGTGTTAGAATTCTCGCGCCCCTTTTGCGTACCACGCCCTCGCCTAGACAACGACGGCAGCGCAAGAGGGGCATTTGCTATGAGCGAGAATCGTAATATGCAATACCGTAACAAGTGGAATGAGCTTATCGAATATTACGGCACAACCTGTTATTACTGCCGTAAAGAGATAGCGACCACAATCGACCACGTTGTGCCTTATTCTTGGGATCAGGATAACGACATCGAAAATCTTGTGCCAGCCTGTGCGTTGTGCAACGCCCTTGCTGGAAACATGATGTTTGAGAGCGTAGATCACAAGCGGCAATACATTCTCGGAGAGCGCAGGAAGCGAGTAAACCAGAGGGCGATATGTACGGATTGCATGTTGCCGTTTACTTACAGAACACACTCCCCGTCGATGTTCCTGTGCGCCGAGTGCTACGACCAGGAATACAACACGCAGTATTCACAAACAAGACAATGGCGCAAGTGGATAGTCCAGCTTGCTTCCGCAGGTATCCCGGCTAGTGCACACCGCAATCTCAGAAAGCGCCTTGAGCGGGTCAGGCTTAGTGAGCGTAATCGCAGAGTTAAGATTGAGTTATTGATTGACGAATACTCATACTGCGCCGAGCATGATGACAGGTTCGCTGAAATGCTTGTGTATTCCTGATACGAAAATTTACCCTTGTTACGCCAAATAACAAGGCTCTGGCGAGTGCTACGGTGAAAATTCGATGATTTCGGGTAGTGGTAAGCATAGCATTGAAACGCTGCGAAATCGCATTGTACGTGATTACGCAAGGCTCAAAACATGGCGCGCCGTTGCTGATAAATACGGCGTAACTTGTGGAATGGTTTACAGAATAGCCGTGAATAACTACGAACCACGCGATGTACATATTAGAACAGCGCTTGAGTTGCCCGCCATGGCGCCCGCCCCCGTATGTAAGATTTGCGGTGAAATCCATGTAACGAAACGATGCACAAGCCATGGAGCCCGCCCGCGCCCGCGCCGTGCTATCAACCTATCTGATCCAGTATCGGCAGCCGCCACAATCAGGGCGCACGCTGAACCGGAGTTCGTTGCAGAGTTAGTTAGACTATTGGAGGTCACATGAAACAAATCCTGTTTATAATAATCATCCTGCTATGCCTTGCCACGCCTGCCCTCGCTGACGAACCGCCGCCATCGCGCCCGGATTACATCAGCCTGCAAGCGACGAAAGCCGCCAGCCAGCCAACCGCTACGGCGCATGTGCGTCCAACCGCGACACCTACGCCCTGGGCGTACCCTGCGCCAGTCGTGCCGTATCCTGAGCCGGAAGTGGATTGGTGGACGTGGCTACTGGATTGGATTATGCAGTAATCCATGCTATACTAATCTCATGGACAAATCCAGCCTCACCCACCCGTTAGTCGCCGTCGTCCTGCTGATAATCTCCGTCAGCCTGGGCGCAATGGCCGCGCTGCTGGCCGCCGCCGTGACGATAGACAACCCCCTGCGCGCAAGCGTGGCGGCTGGCTCAATCGTCTCATCGGTGACGCTGGTTGCGCTTACTACGTGGTGGGGTAATACCGTGCGTGATGCCCTGGGGATAGAACGCCCCAACACCGCGCCGGAGTTCTTGCGGCTGGAAGTCAAGATGCTGGATACGGGGCAGCTCACCTACCGCCGCCTGGCGCACGTCTCGCCGGATGCGTTACGCCGGATTGCTGAGCTAGTGAAGGCTGGCTCGAATATCACCCATGCAACCTGCGCGCACCTGTTCGCCAATCGCCGCGAGTATTCGGCTTTCGTCACGTCGCTGATTGATGCGCGCTACGCCGAATATCGCTCGCCTACCGCCCCCCAGCAGGGGATACGCATAACCGACGCGGGCGCGGAGATGTTAGCCGCCCTACTCACCCAGGATGGGGATACCGCCCAAAACAGCGGTATTATCGGGCGCACACACGCGGAACACGCGCTGCCGGAGGGGGAGGGGTGGGTAAAGTATGAGCACTAGGCTGCTGGTGATCCTGGCGCAAGTGGCGGTGATAATCGGCTTTACGGTGACGTGGATGATGGTAAGATGATAAAGCGCATTATCAAGTGGCTACGCTGGATACTTTTTCATATAACGACAATCCGCAATGGATCATGGATTATCTTAGATAATCTTGGCGTGACTGTTGAGGGCTACGAAACAAATCGCGATTGTCAATAAAACTATTTACAATCCCACATTATCCCACTATCCAACAGGAGGATAAATGGATTATAGACTTATCATACTAGTTGCGTATATCGTTGTTGCGGTGCGCGCGGTTACTAATATGACCCCGCCCAGGATTCGGGATATATGTGTTGAGCCAGGGAAATATGTCATTGGATTTGGCAAACGCAGAAGAATGGTTTGGCTAAAAATTAACAAGCCATTTCAAGAATTGGACGGCGTGGAGTTCTTCTGGTTACAGGTGCGATTGTGGTTTGTAAAAAATATAATGCAGACCGGCGCAATTGTTTGCCAGAGACCAGAATTAGACAACCGCAAGGTATAGCACAACCAACGTAAACCACTATCCAACAAAAACGCCCCCTGTGACTAGGGGGCGTTCTGCGTTAGCCCTTCGGCTTCTTCCAGTTCGGATACTTCGCTTTGAAACCAGCCTTGCCGAGCTTGACTGCCTCTTTCCACATATCCGAGCCTTCTTCGATGCCCAGTTTGCGCTTCCAGTTCAACCGCCCAGGCTTACCGCCACCACCTGCGCTATCCGTGCCGCCCGTCGATGGGGTAGCTGGCGGGATAAAGTTCATCGTCTCCGCCTGGATCATCTTCAAATCGTCAATCGGGCCAAACGAGATCACGCATTGCTCTGTTTCCGCGTCGTAGCTGGTCGCCGTGATAATCACGCGCGGATAATCTACCGTATCCGATGCAAGCACCTCATCTACCAGATAATCTGCAATGTCCAGCACCTTGCCCGCTTCAATCTCACTGGCGGCGATCCTGTTACCTCCTGAACCGAGAACATAGCCGACCACCGTAATGCTGCCCTGCCATAGCGGATTCTTCCACTTCGCAAGATAACGCTTGCCGTAGTAGTACGCCAGAGATGCAGACGATGGGCGCGCAGTATAGGGTACGCCGTTCTTGACCGTTATATTCAGCGTCGCCAGATACGCATACGTTTGCACATTGCCCGCCTGTATGCTATCCACGCGCCGCCCGTATGCCGCCGTACTGGTGGCATCCGTCAGCCCCGTGTAGCTTGCGTCATCCGGCGTGATGACCTGGCGCTCGTTACGCTCATCCGTGTAATTTACGGCAATCCAGTTCTTGATGTCCGCATAATTACGGGATATGTCCGCGCTCACCACGTTATCGTCAGCCAGCCGCAGAACGTAATCCGCCGAGGTCAGGTCAGGATACACGCCCGCCGCCAGCAGCGGCTTACCGTCATTCGTCTCTGCTTCCTCGGATGCGCGGCATTGAAAATAAATGCTTTCGTCGCTGGTATTGCCAAAGCCTGCCACGTACATGGCGATGTCAGCCAGGCTGGTGAAGTCATCAAATACCAGAATGTCTATCGCCGGTAGCGTCTCACCCGTCAGCCCTGCCACGCCAATATCGGATTGTGTAATCTCTGTGCAGCCGTCAATCAGATCATACCCGATTTCTTCCGCGTCAATTGTGCCCGTCTCATCGAATACGGTGATGCTGGAGAACTGCCCATAATACGTGCCGTCCGCTGTTGGGGTCTGCGCGTCTCTGGCGATATAATCGAATTTTACATACCTGCTCGGCGTTGCCAGGGTTGCGTCAATGTTCCCTGTGCCTGTCGCTACGATATTGGTATCCACGTTATCGCCGTTGACTATCGCTATGGTTGTCCAGCTCGCTCCATCTGTTGAGCGTTGAGCGCGTATCTCCCAATCGTTTGCACCTGCGCTCTCTTTCAGATCATAAGCATATTTGAGACGCTTTACCGTCCTGCCTGTTGGCATGGCGTAAATAACGCTTGCGTAATTTGTATCCGCCCAGGCTTCAGCCTTTGGCGTAAAGCGTATGCGCGCATTTCTGTCCAGTGTGCATTTCTCCGCGCCCGTTACGGTTGTGTCATAAGCCCACACATCCTCGGTAATCCGCGTATCCGCCCACCGCTTGCGGATTGCATAGCGCATCATCAGCGCGCCCCAATAGCCGGTACACTGAACAAGCGTACCCTGCTCGCCGCTGGCTGATTGGTTGTTCAGGTTGTCTATCTTGCCTTCCCATACGGTTTTGATGCCGTTTCGGATTACAACCTGATCTGCTCCGCGTACATCCCAATAATTAGCCAGTTCGCGCGGGACGTAGAAGCTGCAATCGGTGTATAACCCGCCGGGAAAGGCGCTGGTGAATTGCAGACCGGAGGCGCGGGTAAGCACGCCATCGGGATCATTAATCAACACCCTCAATGTACTGGTATAATAAACTTCGATAGTCAGTCCGTTGGTAGTGTAGGGCATTATACTAGCCTGTAACGTGGTGTTGCGTATATAACATAAGTTAATGTAGTGGTCAGGGTTGCGTCACTATCCTCACACCCCATTAGCGACTGCAAGATATTGTATCTATTCGGGGATAGCTCAATAGAATCACCAATTGGCTTAAGTACCTCTATCATCCCGACAGCAGCACCTCCAGTAATCTTCGTAATGGTATTGTCTTTCAGCATGAACTTTGTAATGGCATATCCATAGCAATATAGGTATGGGCGCGGAAACATCACGGCGTAATCCAACGAAACATTAACCGTTCCGCTGGTTATAAATCCATAAACCTCGACCTCCTCGGTGTCAGTATCATATCCGCTGTAATTCTTCTGTGTCATTCCCGCGATTGTCCTCAGGATGTAGTAAGATGAACTACCAATTGCAACCGGCCTCGAATAATCTGTTGTGATATTTATGCCGTATGTAGCCGACGAAACATACGACTGGATGCGTGCATACACACTGGATGCCGCTTTCATGCGAGTAAGAATATAAAACGGCATCGCGCTAAATTCTGGGTATGCGCTCTTTGTCCAGGACATCCCAGCCTCGGATAGTTCAGCGGCGCTTTGGTCTGTTGATGTTACGTGCGCCTTACCGCCAACCGCACTTGCGTCATCCGTACCGGATGAATCCTTAAAGAATATCGACGGGCTGAAATATCGCTTTGTGGTGAAGTTGCTCAGGTGGATGCCGCTGAAAGCTGCACTGGGCGTGCCTTCAATCTCTGTATAAGCCTCAGTCGTGCCGGGGATACCGTTGATAATCGCGTAATGGTTATGCGTGGCATCGTAATAGTTATCAACCTGATTATCCCCGTCCTTCGTCCACATATACGGGATACTGCTCAATCGCTGACCCTCGCCGTCGCCGCCGTCAATATGGGCGCGTATCTCCGCGTAATCAGCAGCCACCTCGGTTGCCGTCAGCGGAACATCCCACACGCTGAAATCCAGGAAGGTCGCCAGGATGCGCTCAGTCGGTGGGCTGCTGGCGTTGGAGCCGATGTAGCAATACGCCGCCGCGCCCGGATTTGTGTACGTTGCCGCTGCCGATGCGGTGGCGTTGAAATATACTTTCATTCCGGCAGGCCCCCAGGTGGCGTGCACTACGATAATACCGCCCGCGCTCCACGAAGCCGCCACATCGGTGCTGGAGGTGTTATCGTGAATGGTGAAAACATCGCTTGTCTCGTAGAACATCACCCGCAGTGCCGTGTCGGTGTAGAACACGCGATTGTTATTTCCACTTGGAACATCCGTGTTGGCATACGGCATCTTCATCACTGCGCAGATCGAGCCCTGCTTCATATCGAAATAATTACTGGACGTGACGGGGATGCGGCAGTACCCGCCAGTGCTGGTGCTGGTGTTTGCGTGTGCTGTGCCATCTCCATTCCAGACGCAGCCGATTTTATCCCCGTCGATGTAAGGATAGATATTGAAAACATCCGGCCCCACCAACTGCACCGCATCCCAGATCACCCACGAACCGGCAGGCGTGGTGGCCGATGCAGTGATTCCGAGATAGACCGCCAGCGCCGTGCGGTCTGCCTTCTTAACCGTTCCAGTGGCAAACATATACTGCCAGCCAGCCACACTGGGCGTGAGCGATTTGGTCACCGTCGCCTCTGCCGCCGATGCACCGCCGCTCTCCCAGATCGTCAGCGAGACGGCCTTACCGACCATCTGCGCCGGGATATACACCCGCACCGATGCCACGTAGTTTTGCTGCGTCAGCGGAGCGCCAGTCGTGGCGTTTGCCAGCGCTGCCACCGCCAGCGTATTGGTCGTGGAAACCGTCAATCTCAGCCCATAGCTGCCCGCCCATGCCTGATCCGTGGTGCGCTCAATCGCTCCGCCCGATCCCGCCCATCCGGTGGTATTCGTTTCGAAAGACGGATTGACCACCAGATTGGTGATCCCGCCGTTGATGATCGTGCCTCTACTAAGCCCGTCAGCCGTGCCGCCGGTATCCTCGAATACAGCACCCTTCGCCTGCGCTAAGATTTGCCGCGCCCCCAAAGCATACGGTGCGACCAGAAGCGATACAGGCAGGATCAGTGCCTTACTCGGAATATCCGCCACGTAATACGAGCCGTCCATATCCACTATCGCCGCCTTGACCTCGAAGCGATACGGCGCGCCGTGCTGCCCCCAGATGGGCGCGGGCACGTTGTAGCTGGGCGTGTATTCGAAATACACCTTGTCCGTCTTATCCTCAACCGCCTGCGATAGCCACATCGAAAGCCGCCGCGCCGCCATGTGCGTTTGTGCAATGGTCGTGCCCATGATACGCACAGACCACGCCCACCAGCGGTCTTGTGGGGTCTTGCTGATAACGCTGCCGCCGCTCATGCTGCCCACGTTAGGTGTGGATACGTTCAGGCTTTCGTCAGCGCCGGGGAAGATGAAGTCCTGGTATAAGTCGAACTCGCCCGCATCAAGGTTTAATGATCTGCTACCATGCACGAACCTGGCTTTATATGTCATGCGCTAAACTCCTGCATAGCCTAATCCGGCTGAGCCGCGTCGGTTGGCGCGGGATAGCATCGCGAACACTTTGGCGGCTATGGCGTTTTCGTCCTGGCCGGGGAGGGGGTAAATATTGATAATAGGCGCAAAGACATCGCCGCCGCCCAATTGATTATTCGGTGTGATGTAACCGTTTGTGGCGGGGGTAAACATCTCCACGCCGCGCTCACCGACTGGATAGGATACGCCTGCGTACACGCTCCCGCCTGCTGCTTTGCCCGTGCCCTGCGGGGTTGTTTTACTTGGTTTTGTCTGCGGCGCGTATGGGTTTGTTTCGCCGCCCCACGCGCTAACACGCTCTTGCGTTTCCATAGCGACGCGGATCATAAAGTCCTTGACTTGATCGAGAGAGTTTAGCGCAAGCCACGCGTCCCAGAATAGGCCAACTCTTTCGGTGGCGTTTGCTACATTGCTCTCCATAATGCCCGTCGCCTCTGTGGTTGCCTTTTGCGCTTCTCTTACGCCTTGATCTACCAGCCCCCACTTTCCGGCCAGTTCTTCGAGTAGCGCGCCCTCCTCGGTGGTCAATCCATTTGCGGCTAGTTTCTGCTCCAACATCCCGTAAAGTATGCGCCTTGTGGCTTCTTCGTGTGCGTCGGCTAATTCTCCAATCGCGCCTTCGGTTTCCTTTAGCTCGCCGCGTAATCCGTCTAGTTCCGCCTTTTGATCGTCGGTAAGATATGACTTGCCCTCAAGTATCTCGATCTGGTCTTTGAGGCCGATAGTCTTTATCCGTAAATCTTCAGTGTTCTTGATAAAATCTCTCTGCGCATCGTCCATCTTGCCAGAGATAGCCTCGCGCAGGTCATCCATCTGGCGGGTTAGCTTGAACGCGTCAGTCGTGTAACCGTCCAGGATTTGCTGTTGCTCGTCCATTGCGCCGGATGCACTTCGTATTGTCGCTTCAAGGCTTGTGACGGCAGGCCTTACATCGCCGTTGTAGATAGCCGCCATCTCTCTGGCTTCTCTGTTTGCGCTTTTTAGAGACTTGGTTATTTCAAACTCAGTCCCCTTCTTTGCAAATGGAACACCAAGCGCGTTAAGAAAGTCTGCGGCTGCGTTTGCTCCATCTTTGAACCAACCCTCGGTGTCAAGGGTAAGCATATCTGCAACGAGATTAGCAAAAGCCGTTACAGACGGTGCCGCCCTGCGTTTTAGCGTGTCGCTCATATTAGCTACTGCCGCATCCATTCTCAAGAAGTCTTTTGTTGCCCCGTCTGCCGCATCGCCAAGTAACTCTATCTGCTCCTCTGCTTGACGCAAGAACGCCTCACTGAACGCGTCACTGGCGCTCATGCCGCTATCACGCAGACTCTTTACTCTCTCGTCAAACCCATCCACACTTACGCCCAACGCGTCAAAACGCATGGTAGTCTGGTTGGTCAGGGTAAGGACAAGCTGGTTCATGTCCATGTTTAGCGCGCCAGCGACTTTAGTTAATCGCACAACCTCGTCGCGTGTGTTCGCTAATCCGAGGGACATAAAGTCTGTGGCAGATTGGATTAATTGACTATCGGATACAAGCCCCTGTGTTGCCCCGCGCAAGTCTATAAGAAGCGCGTCGCTAACTTCGCCAATACTACGGGATAGATTTGCAAACTTCTGTGAAGTGTATTCGAGCTGCGCCCCCTGCTTGCCCATGTCAAACACTTTCTTGCCAACCACAAGGGCTTTATTGAAAGCCATTGACGCAAGATCAACGGCTGACTTCAATTCCGTGAAAGAAGTCTTGCCAGTCTTGCCGATCTTCTGTAAGTCCTTGCTGGCTTTATCTACCGCAGAAACAACGATCCTGACATTCTCATCCATTATTCACCTGCCGCCATCATTGCTCGATTTAGCGCCGCCGCCTCGCCTGGGTTATCCGTCGCCCACTTCGCCCAATCGTTAGAAGCCGCCCGCTTGTGGTAGTACAGCACGATATTAGCCGCCGTGTTCATTCTGCGTATCTCCCCATAACCCAAAGGACGGCCAAACACCGCCTGCGCGCCGTAGGATTGCACAAGGTTATACAACTCCAATTCTCGCGGCATTTCGCCGCCTTCGTCAGCGTAGCGGTAGGCCGCCGCCATTATTCCAAAGGGACGTTCTCGGCCTCGTCGTTTAGCTTGCTTATCTCACCGAACAGCCAGGAGATGAGCTGCGCCGCTGATGCCATTGGCGTAGCGGGGAAGTTGTCCGCGCCTGGGTGAGCTGGCACACCTTCAAGATGCCACTCCTCCACACACTTCAGGATGCCTGGAAGCGCGGCATATTGCACGCGCAGATAATTGGCATCGCCCCCCAATTCTTTGATGGCTTCCAGGGCATCCTGAAACGCGAACACCTGCGGATAGGTCAGCGGGTCAGACAGAACAACCGTTCCACTAAAACGCTTTACGGGTGAAGTGATAACCTTGCTCAAATGTCACAACCTTTCTACGTAACTGCGGCTGTACCCCATTCGGGTGCTGCTGATCCAGGGTACATCTTGAATGTGGCGGTATAACTGGAGTCGTCCAGGTTCACGCTGTACGCGGTGCAAATGAAGCCATTTGCCGCCGTTCCGGTGATCCCGAAGGTCGGGTCGCCCGTCGCCCAGTATGCGCGGATGCCGACGTAAACACCCAGCGCAAGCGGGGTCATCTTGCCGACAAGGTCTTTCAATACGGTGTGCGATCCTGACAGGGTGGGAGCTGCGCCGGATGCCGCCACAGCCGCCAGCGCCGAATTATCGAACGGCCCGCCGATATTCAGTGTGCAATCCGGTGTGTCTAGTAACACACCGCGAATAGCATCCTGAAAAGCGGTTACGTCCGCCTCTGGGTATTCCAACCCAACGCCGTTGATGGAGTTTACGGGGATTTCCCGCATCGTTGCATCAACGCCGTCGTCCACGACAAAGCGCGTCCAACGTTTGGTAGTTCTGCCTGTTGCCATATCTCATATCTCCTAAGTGTTCCGAGTAAACGATAAAACAAATGTCACGGTATCCGCCGTGCCCAACACAATCTGCCAGCGTAGGTATTGCCGGACGGTTGCGCCAATCGCCAACGCTACAATTCCGCTTGACCGCGCTGAACAGTCGATCACGCCGGTTGTGGCGTCGCTCAGATCCGCGAAGCCGCCGTCATTATTGACCGCAGCGTCCTGTACCTTGATCGTGGCTGTACCGTCACCCGCCAGAACGTGATACACCATATAGCCGCCACCTGTGGAGGCTGCGCCGCCGTCAATGCCGGCCTGGTCATTGACCGCCGTCACCGCTGAATTAGCGTGCAGCAGCAGGCCCCAGGGGTTGGTATGCCTGATGATTGCCGTCTCATCGTATCCGCCAAACGGGGCGGTCACGGTGATAGCGCCGCCGCTCTCCAATGCCTGATAGCTGTTAAGCTGGAATTGACCGTGAAAGACTGGATCACCAGCAGCAGGCACGGCGCGTATCCCCAGAGCGACGGTTACGACCTTCCCGGTTCCCGGCCATGTGGAAGCGGTAACGTGCAGCCCGCTTGTGGCGGTGTTATCCATCACGCCGTTGAGCGTGCCGGGGCTGATAGTTGGCGCGTCTGGCAGATACCCGCGCACCGCCTCGCACATGTCCGCCGTAACGTCAACGGCGTTGTAATCCACCATCAGCGGGCCGATATTGCGCGAGTAGCAGGAGAGGTCATAACCTCCCACGTACACCCGCGCCCACCTGTTTAGTGTTCTTCCTGTTGCCATAAGCACCTACCTAATTATCGAACTCTGCAATCCTGAAAGCCATGTCACAGCCGAAGAATTGCGCGCCGTCTGGGGCCAGCACAATGCCGGGGCGTATCGTTCCGGTTGGCATAATCTCAATCGCGCCTGTAATATTCACCACGTCAATCACCGCGTCCAGAATGGCGGCAATCATATCTATCAGCCCCTCAAACGGAGCCAGTTTGCGATCACTTCCCACTTGGGCATAGTACAGGCGATAGTTGAGGTCATAATGGATGGTTTTCTTCGCCACGTCACCGCTGCCGAAACTGTCATACTCGATTTCAAAATTGGTGATGTAATCCGGCATGGGAGCCAGAACGGGCGGGATGATAAACACGCTCAGCGCGTCCACGTCCTCAATGGTCAAGCCGGTTACGCTCAACTTGGAGATACTATCCGCTACGGTTGCGATTGCCAGCGCCATTATGTACGCCTCTTGTAAACCTTGATGACGTTCCATGCAAAGACTGGAATGTCTTGCGGTGAGATAACAATACCTGCCGCCGTGACGGTGGATACCGCGCCAAGGTTCTCGCCAAACCTGCGCTTATATGCCGCGCTTGCGATCTGTATGCAGGCTTCCGTCACATCTTCCGGCGCGGTGGTGCTGTGCCCCCATGTGCCCGCCAACTCGATCACCGCCTCGGTGTTGCTTGAGCTATCCGCTCGCCAGTACACGCTTGAGCCTTCTTTCAGCTTCAGCGCATAATAGGGCGTGCGGTTGCGCGGGATAAAGTTATATTCCGTACTGGCTATCGCAACACTGTTGCCATTGGTAAGCGTGGTGATGGACAGCAGGTCGTCATCCATGCGTAACTCACGCCCGTCAGGGATATCGAAGTAATGCGTCTCTGTCCTGGCGTAGAACGTGCGCTGAGTTTCACGGTCAAGCGTGCGGCTCGCTGCCTCTACCAGCCGTTCCAGCATTGTGTCATCCGTTGTCGTGGCGGTTGGTATGTCAATCGTCGCCTTGATTTCTGCGAGAGTGCAGTATCCGTTTGTGATGGTCACGGTGTCACTCTAGCCAGTACAGGATCACGCCGCCAACGCCACCATTGCCGCCGTCTGCTACAACCATCTTCGGCACACCTTCCAGCAGCGGCATGGTTCTATCGCCGCCCGCTGTTCCGGTCAGTGCCGCGCCTGCTTCTGAGTGGACCACATGGCGCGGGTAATATGTTGCGCTGGCGTCGCCGTCTGTGATGGTCAGCAGGTTGGTATTCAGCCCGTCCGCGCTGGTGGTTGAGATAACAATATCTGCGCCCTCCGCGAATGACGTATCCAGATACTTGATAGCTACCAGCAGTCCGCTGATAGAACGCTCGCCCGTGACAGTTAGTGCGCCCAGGGCGCTGCAAGTCCCGTATAATCGCATCTTCTTCATGCTTCAATCTCCTCCGCCGGTATTAACGCCGGATTATCGTCGTCAATGGTAGGGTAAACTTCTTTCAAGTCGCTGGTATCCAGCAGGAATTTCATTGCCTTTACCGCGCCTTCGTTCCTTGCCGCCCGCCTGTCGCACTCCAGTATCTTTAGCGTTGCCTCTTCGATGAGCCTGCGCGCCTGTGCGCTGCGCTTGCGTTCTGCAAGGATGCCCTGCCATTGGTTCATCTCGTCTAGCGCCTTCTGTTCCTGGCGCTCGTATTGCTTCATGTGAATCTCAATCAACGCTCTGTTTATCATCGGTATCCCTTCATAGCCGTATAACATGCGCTTTGTGAACAGTCCGCTTGTCTCTGGCAGGTAAACGTCAATGCCCTTGCCTTCGGCAAACGCCAGCCACTTCAACGCCTCCTCGCGCTGATACTCATATTCCGCGCCCTGATCCATGTCGAAGCCCAACACATACCATTTATCGTATCCCTCTATGATTGCCGAGGCCGCCATGTAACAAAACGAGCTGGTAAAGTGCAGGTATTCGCCCGCCAGTTCCAGCGCCGCCTCTAACGGATAGCGCACACTGGCAGGTATCTCCTCGTTGCGTTCCAGCATGTAAACGGGGTAATCATGCTCAGACTTCAAGAACTCAAGATGCCCCTGCTGGTATTCCTTCGTGTAAAAGTGCGGGTCTTGAATAAGCTCAAACGGGTGCATGTCGTACAGCCGTTCGATGTGCGGGAAGCCGTGCATGTGGGCATGGTTCAGCGTCCACAATTCCACACCTTCCGGTAGCTCGTGCGCCATCTTGTTGCTGCGCTTACTGAACCCTACCAGGGCAACCGCTTTACTCATACTCCTGCCATTCTCCGCGCTCAAATGCTTGTGTGTTCGTCGCGGTGGATATGTTGATAATGTGCCTGGGTTTCTTCGCTTCTCTGAACGCCCGCGCCAGTGTGTGATACCCCTTGTCTATTGCGCCCAGATCAACCAGTTTGTACCCGTTGCCGTAGAAGTGCATCCCGTCGTCGGTGTGATCCAGCCCCACAATCAGCATGGTTGTAAAGCCCATGTAATATGCAAGCTGTAATGCAACATGCGTGATTGACTTGTATGCGATACCTGGGCGGGTAAGCATGTTGATCCCGTCAATGTTGCCGTCCCACACTTCGCCGGGGCGCTGGTGGAAGTAGTACACGGGGCGCGCCTGGTAATCTACAAAGCCATCCGGTACAAACTTCGGTACTGGCAGGCGCGTCTCGAATGTCTTAGCCAGCGGGATTAATACTTTCTGGTCAACCGCTGTGTAATACGTCGGGGTAAAGCCCACCAGCTTATAAATCAGGTTTGTGCCAAAGCTGAGGTAACTCTGCAAGAACTCAAGCGGAATATCCCTCAGCCCTGGCCCATTGGCGATAATCAGACAGGTTTCGCCCTGGTGCTTATTCCAGAAATCGCTAATCAACAAAGCGGTATCTGACCTGTACCTTGTACTTGCCAGCCTCGGTTGTAGCGATGCCGGTATGCCGTGCGATCAGCATACTGTTTGCCGGGACAACATGAGAAGCAAGGGTCAAATCGGTGTAGCTTCCAACCGCCTTACTTACTGCCAGGGCGGATGCCGCAACAATCGTTACGCCACCAGCCGCGATACCCAGGCTTACCGTTGCAGATGCCGCGCCAGCCGTGTCGGTGGCTTCGGTGTAGATAACCCGTGCCGATTCGATGTAGATAGGTTTGTCTGTAACCAGCAGGAGATAATCGGCGGTTGTGCCCGATCCATTATCAATGTTGATTTCTTCGCTGACTGCAAACAGATAGCGGTCATCACCGCGTGAAATGTGAGTCTTTGCCATGTGTCATATCCTCCGGTTAGGGGGAGAACCGAGGAGGGCGGCCCTCCCCCGATACCGATAAGCAAGTAAGTTATATACCTACCTTGCAACAATTACTATGTTCGAGTATAATACCTGTGGAGGTACTATCATGGAACATAACAAGATAAGGTGCGAGTTGTGCGGGTTGGTATGCAATATGCAGATTTCCGCTTCTCATCTTCGTGTCCATCACGGGATGACTACGAAAGAATACAGGGCGCTTGGCTACGATACTCTTAGTCCAGCCCGCCTTGAACAACTTAGGAAGTCTCCGGTTGGAAGCGGGAAGGCTAAGGGAGTGCGCGGTAAGTACGGCCCAGATCATTGGAACTGGAAGGGTGGTAGCACTACTGTTCACGGTTATCGTGTTCTCTACCAGAACGGCGTAAAGCGTTACGAGCATCACATAGTTGCTGAGAAGATGTTGGGTCGCCCGCTCAATAGCGACGAAGTTGTCCATCACATTGATGCGAACAGGTCTAACAATTCCCCAGACAATCTTATGGTAATGAAACGCCATGAACACGATATGATGAAACAGAGCACGAGACGCCACTTCCATACTGGACCTGAATGCGAAGAGGCCGCAAGAGCGCTCCTGGCTCTTGGCTGGTCTAAGAATAAAATTAGACTGGCTCTTCGCATTCACCACAATACACTCTCACGTTGGCTTGCTAATCAGACTCAAACCCCAACATAATATGTACAAGCTGACGCCTCAGTATCCCGCTGGATCAGCCCACACACCATCATCGCCACAATCTCGTTGGTGTCCGAGGCTGCGAAGCGATCCACTTCCAGGGTCATGCGGCGCTGGAAGCCGAACTTCCACTGATCCCAACGTACAGCCAGGATTGCGCCGTAGGCGTTGTTGGCCGTGACGTCCTGGTCAACCTTGCCTGCGCTGTTCGCCTTGCGGACGGATGACATGCGGTGCATGTTGGCGGAGCGGATAATGTCATACCCCCACAAACCGCGCAGTACACCATTCTCAAGCACCGGCGAAGAATACACATCGCGGGTCAGAACTTCGGGCAGCGTCATCGATTTCCAGTAGGTATTGGGGTCGATGATAAAACTGACCTTCGACTGATCCAGGGCATTGATACCCGCGCCGCCCATCAGCTTGACAGTTTCGATGTAGTCAGTCACGTCCAGGCTGCCACCTGCTGAACGGCTGTTTGCAGTCGTGGTGACAAGCGGGGAGACGCGGAAGCCGTCGAACATCAGGTAGTATTCCGTGCCCGCCTGCGTTCCGGTGGCTGCAATGTCGTTGATGTTCGTGGTAGCTGTGGTGACGTTATCGCCGTCAATCACTGCCGATTCCAGGTATTCAGCGCCAGCCGCCTGTAACTGCATCCGCAACTGAGCCGCAAACGGTACGAGGCTGCGCTCTTCCAGCTCGCCAGACCACAACACGCGTGCGCCCATCTTGCTCAATGTCAGGGATACCTTTGCAGTTCCCATCTGTGAGCTGGTGATGGTTGGCACGGGGTATTTCATGGTCGAATCGTAGGTCGTGTTTTCAGCGACCTTGTAGAAAGTGGGGTCGCCGCTTTCCAGGGGCAGGTTGATGCTCTCAACGCCGCGCGGTACTTCGATGCTGGGCAGCTTGCTAACAACGGGAGTGCCGATGCGGATAGCGTCCCAGATTGCCTGAGAGTATGCCACGCCCACCCAGTCGTCGCCGTAGTTGGCGAGGGTGGAGTATTCGACTTCATTCGCCTTGATACCGGCTGCCTTCAACGCCTGGCGCCCAATCTCACCGATGCCGGATTTGTCCTCTTCGATCTTCATTGCCAGGGCTTTCATGGCAGCATCACTGGCGCGGGTTGCGCGCTTGTTGCCCAGATTGGCTTCCAGCACACCGACCAGCACGGCCATGTCGCCAGCGTCCAGGTTGTCGTATGGGCGCAGTTCGCCATACTTGTGAATATTTACGCCCTTCTCGGCGTAGGGGAGCCGCTTGCCTTCAGCAACTTTCGCCTTCAATGCCTCGTTCTCCTTCTCCAATTCCGCCAGCTTTGCGACCTCAGCATCTTTCTGCGCCTGAGCGGCACGGGCGGTTTCTGCGTCGGCCAACGCCTTCGCTACGATCTGTGCAACTTGAGTCTCGTCCATCTCTAATTCTCCGGTAAGTGTGTCAATAATGGGTTGGTTATCCGGTTCTGCCGCGTCCGCGCCTTTGCTGGCCTCTGCTTCCGCCTCTGGCTCTCCGGTTGGTTCTTCAATATCAGGTAGGTCAATGCCCGCCTGTTCGTACATGGATTTCATTGCGGGGATTGCCACCGCGTACTGGTTGGCAGGCTGCCGCTGGCCTTCAGCATCAATCAACGACAATTCGGCAACCGGCCAATGGATGATCTCCCCCTTAGTCAGCCTATCCCACGTGCGCTTGATCCCGTTTACCAGGATGCGCGCCATGTGTAGAATCGTGCCGCTTGATGCCCGCGCCGTTCCCTTCTGTGCGGCGCTCCAAATGCGCTGTGCGTATTCGTTAGCGCGATCTAAAACAACTCTATACCACCAGCCGTCAGCGGTCTTGGTGATCCGCGTTACCTTGCCAATAATGTGCGGCTCGCCTGATGGTTTGCCGTCTGGCTCATACCCGTGATAATAGACAACGGGCGGGGAGGGGAATTGATCGGCGTACACCTGGGTATTGGCGCTGAAGTATTGACCGTCACTGTCTGCGCCGTTGTCATGCCCGCCGAAGGGCACGCCCAGAACGTCTAACTCCCAATCTCCCGCTGCCTTGATACCGCTAAATTGTGTTTCGTCCATAATCACCGCCTGATAACAAAAAAGGCGCACAGACTGAGCCTAAACTCAGTCCATGCGCCTCGATACTCGACTATTGCGCTCCCCTTGTGACCTTTTCGCCGCGCTTGCGCGCCTCTGGCTATCCTGTCACTTCGGGGTATTCAATTACACCTATCTTAGCACATTAATTCACTGAACGCAAGTGCTAATTGCCAGACAGGCGATTAAATATCGCGCGCAATCGCTTGCGCAACTTCTTCGGCAACCCCTCAAGATTTACGTCTATGCGGGCAGTAATCCCGTCTGCGCTTCTTTCTGTCTGTGTAACTTTGCCAATGATATACGGCTTGTTTACAGCCCTTGCGTAATCTTTTGCAACCTCTCTGGCAGTTAAGCAATGATCCCAGATGCGAAAGTCCAATATCTCGCCGCCAAAGCGCTCGACGTCAAGGGTATTTACAGCCCTAACCGCATCAAGCCACAAATCAAACTCTTTCTCGCGTCTTATTGCATCATACGGAGAACGACGACCACAACGCTTTAGGATAAGGTCATCATCGCCCGAATCAACTAAAACGCTCCAATCATATGCGATCCAGTCCTGCTTAGTTAAATCTTTCCAACTCAATCTACGTTCACTCATTACAAATCCTCCTGCTGATACATCTTCGGCTCGCGCTGCTCAATCTCGCCGTCAAGATAGGCGCGCACAATATCGTCATCGAACACGTCATAAATCATTCTCAGGTGCGCCGGCTGGAAGTCGCTTGCCAGGAAGTTCTTACCCGTCGCCTTCTGTTTGTGCAGGTCAAGCGTGCCAGTGCGCTCCAATTTGTTACACACATTGATTACATCATCCGCTGCTGTAATGACCGCCTTGCAAGCAGTATCATGAATAGTATCATTCTCATGTAGGGCAGGGCGGCTCTGGTGCGCTATCAGCCCCGCGTCAGGTTCGCTGACAATACGGTGAAACGTTGTTCCCGCCCATGCTGGCTCAAGGAAGTAGAACGGCCAAAACAGGGTTGCCGCTCCACGATAGCGTGGGGACAATCCCAGGTGCAGATTGTATGTGTGTTCCGGTAGCGCATCGAACAATGGCGGGCGTATCATGCCTGGACCGAATATCAGCACCGCGTCAGGCTCAATCGCCTGGATAAAATCGGCGCAGTCGTTCAGCCCTTCGGCGGTAGTGTAGCGCACATTGGGCACATCTGGCACACCTGGCGCGCCAAAGTAATAGCGTTCTTTGTTGAACCGATTATAGAAATGGCGCATCCAATTGACGTTATCCCGCACCGATAGCATCTTCGGCGGCATGGGGATCATGTTCTCGCGGTACTCAATCAGCGATCCTGCTACGTCGAAATGACGGGCGATCTGGTTGGCGTAGTACAGGTGTCGCGGGTGGCTGCCGCTGATGAGAGCGAATTTCATTTAGGGATTATCTCCACTTCCAACGCGTCCGCGTTCATCGTGAGAATATCTATCGCCTCCTCGTTGAGTATCATGGTAACTTTGGCTGTTGCATGTTTACCCGCTGGTATCTCAATTGTGATGTGGCTACAATTCAGCCAATCCACGCCAAGCGCATCACACAATCGCTTTACTGCTGGGTGTTGTCCATTTATTGCCTTCATTCGGGGTCTACCTCCTCCTCTACGATAGTCAATAACTCAGGTTGGTAACTCCACGTCGAGGCGTATCCTTCCGCTTTTTCAAGCGTACTGAATACAGCCATCAAACCATAATCTTCATACTCCCCATGATATACACAATACACATAATTCTTACCAATCTTCTTTTCGTCGTCAGATAGCAAAAACTCTGGATACCCTTTATCCTCTCGCAAGATTTTAGTCACGCCTTCACTCTCTTCCCCCGCACAGCCGCCAATCTGTTCAGCGCCGCTATCGGGTCAATGTCGAAATTGCCGTATGCGCCGTATTCGGCTTTATATTCTAGCCAGGTGATAACCTCACCGCACACGGTACAGCGCCAATGCTTGCGCTCGTCCGACCATTGCCAATTGTGGATGTGCATACTACCTCCCGAATATCCGCCGCAATACGACTTTCACGGATGCGCCAATAACCCGCGTAATGGTTGGGCGGTTGCTCTTTAGAATATCGCTCAGCTTGCGCCAGCCGATCAAGCCCAGGATGCGCGGCTGCTTTTCTCCGTAAACCCGCCATGCGTTAGGCGATCTGTTCTCAAGTGTTCTGCCTTCGCCAGTGTTGATGATTGCCCATCCGTCTGTTGTCTTGTGGCTGCGATTGTAGGGTATGTCTAGATTATCCACGTTGGCGAAGAACCAGCGCCGCTGTCTGTCCGTGAAGAACGATACGCCATAGGCTTGCTTGCGGGTGATGCCGCCGGAGTAGGGGGGTTCTCGCTTGACGGCTTTAAGCAGTTCCTTCGTCAAGTCATCTGCCACTTGCTTGCGAATGGCATCAGGTACAAGCGGCAATTTCGGGGTCACATGATCTTCAATATTTATGCTGATAAAGTCGTCAGCCATTACTCAACCTTCACGAGCTTAACCTCGTTGTCATCGTGCCCGCAAATAACTAAAAACGTAGAATCGCCTTGTAGCCACTCCTTGATCGCGTCCTTTAGTCTCTCTAACTCGGAGGGGTTGGGGTAGCCAGACATATACAAGATATACTTCTTGGTTGGATCAATTTCAATAACACTTGTGGTGGCGTCCACTGAAACCGTTGTGTCGTCTAGCATTGTGTATCCTTTCTGTTGCATAATTACTAAATACCCACAGTAGGGGAGGGCATAATCCTTTACCTATCCTGTATGCTTTTGATAAATATCATTATCAAGAGCAATAACATTATCCCAAAATGGGATATAATCCTATTGCGCCGCGCGTAAATCCTCACCCGAAAAGGTTACGAAGTAAGGTCGGGGTTGCGCGGCGCTACTTATGTGCTGATATACCTTTTCCACCTATCCATTGTTTCATTGGTGACAAGCGTAAACAAAACCATCTCTGCACACCCCTCCGGTATTCGCCCAAAAGTTAGTTCCTTCTCTGGTATTTCGCATATCAGCACTCCCGCCATGTCATAACATAACCACGCGGCTTTTACGTCCGCATCTGGAAATACTGACTTCATCTGTTTATCTATCGTTCTCGTTGTCATCCATCCTCCTGGTACTTGGGTGTGCAGAAGTATCAGCCTCCGCCACCTTCCTCTCAAACTCATCAGCAGTCGTTCTTAGCAGGCTAACAAAAAAGCCCGCGTCAGAACTGCTGATAATTGGCGCAAACGCCTTCATGTAGTATTCCAAATATTGAATACTCTCAAATCTATCTGCCCTTCCCTGATAGATTACGTTGCTGGTTCGGTAGTACCCCTGCGCCTCTTCCTCGCTTAACTCGTAATACTTCTGACCTGCTTGATTGACTCCAATTAGTCTCATATCCTCCTGCCTTTCCTATGGTTTCGGCGGGCCTTCCTGCGTTACGGTTCTTCGGTGTATCATATAAGCTGTTCGCCCGTTTTCGGGTCAACTATCCGGCAATCGCAGTAATAACCGTGACATTCCAGAGTACGGCTGCCGGCCTGACGGGGTATAAATCCATTGCTGACAAACCACGTCAATGGATGCACCTGACCATTCAGGCTGCCACATGTACTACAATGATTCTCGGTTGCGCCCAACTCCCAACGTCCTTCACGGTTGCGCTGCGCCAGCATCTTGGCATAGTTGTATATACCCTGGATTGTCTTGGTGTAGCCTGACGACCTATCGGCGATGTACTTTGCCTTGTCCTCGTCTGGCTTGTCCGACGCTCGCATGGTTCGCAGGTCTGCGAATAAATCATCTACGAAAGCAATCTCGCGCTGTATCTGCTCATTGACGTATTTCGTCAAATCGTCGCTAATTGCCCCACCGTTGCCGCCGTCAGCCCAACCAGCGGTAGCAGCCATAAAGAAGCCGTCATTGACCACGCGCCTGAACTGGTTCTTGAATTTCGTTATCGCCCGATCCCCTTCGATGTAATTCTCCATTGCTGACTGCACACGATCTTGATATTCGTCCTCAATCTCTGGCAATCCTGCACCCGGCTTAAACTTCATGGCACTAAATACCTCCATAATCATCTTGACTGCATTGATTACGTTCTGCCGCGCTTCAAGCATTGGCGGTTGCCTCCAACAAATCATTCGCCCGCTGTAATTCCAACGCTATCAGCAGCATGGGGTCAGCCTGCGCCCTGGTCGCCCGCTTCTCGAATAGCGCGCGCACATCCTCCGGCGTGGCTGCCCGCTTCAATCCAGCCTTGATCGCGCCCCGCGTCGCCAGCGGGATCACGTCGCTGTTATATTCGCAGTACGCCTCCCCGCTTTCCTTGAGCCGCTTCAACGACTTGCGTTCCCACTTCTGCATGTCGGCATCCATCTCCCGCTGCTGTTCCTCGCGCTCAGCATCCCCCTCCCCCACCTGCGCGCCCGGGTCTTCGTCCGGTTCTTCTTGTTCATCATTCTGGAATGGCTGTTCTGTATTCTGCGGCTGCAATTGCTCCGGCTGTTCGTCGGTCATGCTGGTCGAGGCGTTGATCTGCGCCACGAATAGCGCGCCGCGCTTGTCGCCTTCCACGCCGCTGACCTGTTCGAGCTTCTTGTCCTCGTAGAATTTCTCGCGCACTTCGTCAATGGTGTGCGTCTTGGCGTAGTGCTCAATCTCCTGTAATTCCATTGCCCTGTCTGTGACGCGAATATCCTCAGGCTCGACTTTGTAAACGATCTGCTTGCTGCCGCCCGAATACGCGGGCATGACGCTGCCAGTCAGCCGTTCTGTTATCGCCATCAGCATCGGCCACACGGCGAAGTCAATCAGCGTCGCCTTGCCCGTCTTGGCGTTGGCTTCGGTGGCGTTTACAGCCAGGATAGACGATAGGCCCGGCGCAAACACGCTGTAAACTTCTTCCTTCGTGAATGTGCGCCCCTCGATAAATTCCATCTCGCGCAGGGTGTCGGTTGCCTTCATCCAGGTGACGCTGTCACCCACGCCGCGCAGTAGCATCTGGGAGCGGGTCTTACTGGCTTCCTTGATGTCCGCTTTGATGATACCCCACTCGGTTTCGCCCACCTCATCCTTGAATGCGATAATACCCGGTAGGCGGGCGTTGTTCTCCCCGAACAGGTCTTTATTCCAGCGGCTCATGTTCAGGTCGGTTTGTGCGTCCATTGCGATAGGCTCAACACGCGATAGGCCCAGGAACATGTTAGACGGGTGATAATCCTTGAAATGACATATCTCCCATGGCTGAAGCAGGATTTCTGCGCTGTTGCCCGGATCATACATATATCCGCTGATAAAGCTCTTGCCGTCTGTCACCGGATAGATGCGCGCCGGATTGACGCGCCATACTTCGATAGGCTCCGCGCCTTCGCTGGCGGCGATCACATGCCAGTATGCGTTGCCTGTCAGGAGGATGTCTGAAGCGGTAGCGCGCATGAGTTCAAAGCGTGATTGCAGCGGGTTGGGCTTGTGGAGTAGCAACTCAAACGGGTGGTTGCTGATGTCGCGTTCCTTCTCGGCGCGCATCTTCTTCACGGATAACTCCGTTCCCGCGATGATATTCGCCACGGTGGATACCGCCACGTTCACCCACGCCATGCGCTGATACAGCTCCGCCTGGTTGCCGTAGGTGTTGCGATAGTCCAGCCCGTTGGGTTCGTAGCTGGCCGCCGTTGCCAGTGCCCAGGCTGGGAGCTTGTCGTACTTCGCCTTTAGCGCCTCAATCTCTGCCTGGATTGCCTCAGCCTTGACGTATCCCCGCCGTTGTATGATTGTGTCTAATATGCCCATGTTGTCACCCTATACGTGATCCACTAATCCCCGCGCAGATGGCGCATCCACCGCATTAATACCGTATCGCAATGCGTCCATTGCGTGATCGTTCTCTTTGATCGGTTCGTCCTTCTCTGGCTTCCATGTGTAGCTCTCAAATTCGTTGATCGTCTCCACACATGACGGGTCAATGGTCAGGCGCGGCTTGCCGTCTGCCTTTACCGCCAGATAGCTTTGTACCAGTGTGATCCCGTCCAATACACGCCCCTTGTAGCCCCGCGCCGGTAGCCCCACGTCCTTCAAGTCTGCAATGAGTCCAGCCGCCGCCGCGTCAACCGCTACAAGAAAATGCCTGTAATCTTTGCGCCATGATTGCGCCGTGATAACAACATCCTTTTGTAATACGCCGCGCCTGTAAAACTCGCGGAAGATGTGCAGCCTGCCGTCACCGTCAATGCCCACATCAAGGATCACAGCCGGATTGGTATAGCCCTCGTCCATCATCATCAGGAAGCGGGTAAACTCATCCCGTTCCCGCTCTTTGACATGCACCGCCGCGCCAAAGGTGTCATATACCGCGCCTTCAGCCGTCGCCCAGATGCCCTCGAAAAGCCGCTTACGACGCACGCCCGTTAGCCCGCTCAGTATGCCCATTGTGCGCTCGCCTTGTGGCGTGAGCTGCCCCGTCGCCTGATCCACCAGCGTAGGGTTGTCCTTGTGTTGGCTACGAATAAGCTTGATGCCCTGCCGCTTGCGTATCCAATGCTGGCTGCCGGAAGGGTTGCAATCCCCAAATACTTGCGGGTACGGTACAACGGCGGCGCGCCCTGTGGCGCGTGTGACTAGCTTCTCCCAATCGTCCTGTGTCAATTCCTCGGTTTGATTGACGTAAATAAAGTCACGCTCCGAGGACAGAATTTTGTCTGGGTTATCCATGCCACCCACCCAGATAACGCTGCCATTGGCATAGATGTACTTCTCCGGCTTCTCCCCGCCGTAGGGTACAACTGGCGCGCCTTCTATCACGCGCTCGAATGTCTGTAATACGCTGCCATATACCGCCTTCTGTGTCTTGCGGACAATCGCCCCTTGCGCCTTCGGGTACTTACTGGCGATGATGTGCGCCTTCCAGCAGGCGGCAAGCGTTTTGCCTGTTTCGGCTGGCCCCTGGATAATCACCTCGTGGTCGTGGCAGTACATCAGTTCAGCCGCCCCGCCGTATGGGGTGTATATCGCATTGGCGTAGTCGGTCTTGATAACGTAGGTCATATCTTGTCTGTGTCAATTCCGACATTCACAATCCTGATAGCGCCTTCCAGGTTCACCCCAACGTTATCCTTATACTTCCCTGCTACTCGCAACACCTTATCAATCGCCGCCTGTGCGTCGTACAGCTCAATCTCAATTTCGTGTACTTCCCGATCTTCGTCTGATTCTTTCTTGGCGATAAATGTCGTGGTCTTTTGCTTTATCTTCTTGATAACGCGGGTATTCTTGCGGTTGCCATTTTCATCCAATAATTCAAGATTGAATCCAGCGCGGGATACGTCCATAAACTCGCCAATATCGCCTCTGGCGTGGGCGGCAAGCAGCGCCAACGCCTCATCGGTTGTCATGTGGATTTCTTCGAGCTTTCCCTGAATAAGCTCAGATATTTCAGGTTTATTCAGGTTTTCGTGACCGATTGAATAAGCCGTCCGTTCCGAATAACCGGCGCGCAAAGCTGCCTCAGTTGCGTTCCAGCATCTAAGGTATTCCTCAACAAACACGCGCTGTTTATTCGTCAATGCCATTGCTTACTCACTTAGCTTTCGGCTTGCGTTTGTCCACTCTATTCTGTCGTGTCGCATACCTTATCCGTCTCCATAATTCAGCGGTCTTGCTCATCATGCGCCGCCACGTCCACAGCACCGGGGCGTCGCTCCTAATATTCCGCATGGATGATTGCATAAGCCTCCCAGGTGTTGCCGCCGCTAACGAATTGGATTTCCAGCCTGTACCAACTGCCAGCCGTGAGCGATTGCAGCGTGGGGCAGGTGATAACGTCACCCGCCACCGTTGCCGATCCGCTCAGGTTCGTGCTGGATACGTCTGTGCGCGCTCCGGTGGTCACGTCGTAGCACTTCACGGATACGCTGGTAGGCGTGCTGCCCCAGGGCGTCGTGGTGAGCTGATAGGCGATCTTCTCATCAGCGCCTTGTAACAGTTTGCTTTCTTTCACTTCGCGGGATACGGTCATTCTCTTGTCTCCACAGTAAGGCTTGCGGAACGGGTGTCAATTGTCAAATCATCGGAGCGTGCTTCCAGCGTCAGGTCATCTGTGCGGGCGTGCAGGGTAAGCATGATCCAGTCCGTCACCGGCCCACTGGGTGAGGACGAGGGCGAGCTTGACGGGCTGCTGGATTCGCTCGCGCTCGGAGAAGCGGACGGCGACGCTGATGGGCTTGCGCTGGGGCTTGCCGAAGGACTGGCTGAAGGGCTGGCACTTGGTGACGCCGAAGGTGATGCACTCTCGCTTGCTGATGGTGAGGCAGACGGCGATCCCGAAGGTGACGCCGATGGACTGGCAGATGGTGACGCAGAAGGCGACCCACTGGCTGACCCAGACGGCGATGCGGACGGCGATGCGGACGGCGACCCGCTCTCGGATGCAGAAGGGCTTGCCGAAGGACTACCGCTCTCCGATGCGCTCGGTGAGCCGGAAGGCGATCCAGACGGGCTGGCACTGGCTGACCCTGAAGGGCTGGCGCTCGGTGAACCTGAAGGGCTGGCAGATGGGCTGCCTGAAGGCGATGCGCTCGGACTGTGCGATGGTGAAGCCGAAGGTGAACCCGAAGGACTTGCAGACGGGCTGGCACTGGGTGAACCTGACGGGCTGGCGCTCGCGCTGCCAGACGGGGACGCACTCGGACTTGCTGACGGGCTGCCAGAAGGACTTGCTGACGGCGACCCACTTGGAGAGCCAGACGGACTTGCCGAAGGGCTGCCGCTTTCGCTCGCAGATGGTGAAGCACTTGGAGATCCGCTTGGGCTTGCTGACGGCGACCCGCTCTCTGACGCTGACGGAGATGCGCTCGGACTTCCAGACGGTGACGCTGATGCGCTGGCAGAAGGGCTTGCGCTTGGCGATGCACTCTCACTCGCAGATGGGCTGCTCGATGGACTCGATGAAGGACTTGAAGATGGCGAACTGGACGGCGACGATGATTCGCTTGCCGACGGGCTGCTTGACGGACTGCTCGACGGGCTGCTCGAAGGTGAGGCTGAAGGGCTGCTCTCCGTGTACTCTACTACCAACTTTGGTCGGTAAGCGCCTGTCTCATTGTCGGACATACCAACGTGGTCGCCGCCGTTAACCGCCTTAAGCAAAATACCAGGGTTGGTTGCATCCCCGAACCAAGATTGCACCGTCGCCGCGTCCAGGTCAATGACGTACTCAGTGCCGATGCTATCAGCGGCAGGACTGGCAATATCAACATGACCCAACTCTGTGGCGTTGTAGTCAGTGCCACTGATACCACAACCGTTGCTACCACCCGCCCAGGCCGTAGTTATCCCGCCTGAGCCGTCCGCCTCTTTTGCGTTCCAACACGGCTCGCCCGCTAGTGCTTGATCCAGGTTGCCAGTACCTTCGATCCAGTCGCCATTAGCCGCCAGAACTGCATAGGCAGAGAGTACAACATTACTGCCGCCGCCCTCGCCAAGTGGGTAAGACTTGTAAAGATGCAGTCTAGCCGCTTCACAGGTAGCCGAAGTTGGGATGTCCGAGAGGATAAAACGTAAAAGCGCGTTTTGCGTAGGCCCGTACTCATGGCTTGCGTGGACGCCCTGGTTGAGAACCTTCGCGGGATCGCTGCTACCATTAAGCCCTACGTCCTGATAAGTCTGTGTGTTCCCGCCGTAACCATCAACAAAGGTATAAACCCCCGCCGAAGGCGAAAGGCTTACACTCGGAGATGCGCTCGGACTGGATGATGGTGAGCTACTCGGTGAACTCGATGGACTTGATGATGGACTATCCGACGGGCTGCTCGACGGGCTACTACTAGGGCTGCTCGATGGACTTACTGACGGTGAACCGCTCTCACTCGCTGACGGGCTGGCGCTAGGTGATCCACTTTCACTGGCACTTGGGCTTGCACTTGGCGACGCCGAAGGGCTGGCTGATGCGCTGCCCCCCGCCGTGTACTCAATATATAGCTTCAAGCCTAAGTCGTTGCCAGTTACGTCGTAGGTACGGACGTAACCAGCTTCTGCTTGGCTAATTCCACTAGTGGTTATAATCGCCAGGTCTCTTCCGCTGGCATAACTATAACTACCCATCAATTCTTCTATGATGCTGGATATATCCGGCGAGTCAATCCATTGTGCACCGCCACCACCCAACACATCAGTTGCCACCCAGGATACCGATGCAGTTGTCTTAGAACGTCCGGTGATGTTATAGTTATCAGTACCAGCCGTAATCTCATCTGGCGTGGCGTCGTCTTCGCCGTAGATCGTGCAGTTTATATCGTCATAAACACCGTTATAAATATAACAAACTAACTTAGCAGAATCAATCGTCGCCCCGTCCGGTATTGTTACGCCAAGAAAGCGAAATAGATTAGTAATGACAACAGGGGCGTTTGTCCCCAACATCTCGTACAAGTTGGTGATAGAAACATCGCCGTCCGCGTCCTCGCGTCCGTCGTCTGCGCTTGCTGCGACCTGATATTCTACAATCGTTGACATTATTTATGCCACATATTCATAATGCTTTAGCGCCCATTTATCGCCTCATCAAACCTGCCCCAATACGGTAGTTCATACGTGCGCTTCTTGCCGCGCTTCGGGCCGGTAAAGTTGCTCCCGTGCCGTATGTCCAGGCTCGGATAGGCACTGCTCCATGTGCGATGGTCGTACTTCGTCACGTATTCTTTCAAATACCGCTGCAACTGCGTGCAGCGCCCCGATCCCGCTTCGATGGCCGCCTTCTTGAGCTTGCCTTCGATCACTCCCGGCTCTCCGTACCAGTGCGCACCCTTTTCCAGACGTAACCCCATGTCCAGCAAGCGGTAGATTTCTTCAACCGATTGACGTAATAATGCCGCCGAACAGGTTAGTTGGCTGAATGGGATGCGCCGCGGCCAGTATGAATACATCCCGTTCAATTCGGGATGGTTGCCGCCCCACTGCGCCAGCCAGCAATTGGCGTTGTACCAGAACACCGTCAGGTCAGGCGGTACAAAGGCTAGCGCCTCATGCGTGTAAAGACAGTCGTGTTCCGCTATCGCCACCGTCTCAGTCTCTACATGATCCAGCGCTGTGAGTAACTGTGAATAGAACGAACGCCACGAGCGCCCAATCTCACCGACACAGATATTCTTGCCCAGGTCAAGCGGCTTTTGTGATACGCTCACAATCGGCAGGTCGCCCGCTTCTTGCAGGAGTACCCGCTGGCATAATCCGGCGATCTCAGGGTCAAGGCTATTGTCGGTGATGTGGATGATCGTGTTCACTTGCGCCTCAGCCACCCGCCGCGACAAAAGCCCACAATGTAGCGCCGGTCTAAATTCGTCTGCTCAAAGCGTTTGTCCACCGATAAGTACCAATCCACCGCTTCACCCGGCCCGGCTTTCTGTGCGTCTTTGTCGTAGCAATCTTCCACAACCAAATATTGACCTGGCGTGACGAAATCGCCGTAATACTTCAATTCCCATTTCACATGCACGCGTGAATGGTCGCTGTCCAGCACCACCATGACCGGATCACTGCCAACCGTCTCACGCAGGCGCGCTACCACCGCCTTATTCGTGCTGCTGTCCTCAATGTACAGAATGCGCGGGTCTTTCACTTTTTCGACGGGATACTTGTCAATGGTGATAACCTGCCCGCCGCCCGCGATGTCCAGCATGTCCTGGAAGAACAGCGCAGAACCGCCAAACTTCGTGCCCGCTTCGATGATCCAGCGCGGTTTGTTCGTTTGGATCACTTCGGCGTACAGCATCAGGTCATTCGGCGTTTTGACAACCCGCACACCACGCCAGCTGGGTTCGCGCCGCTGCAAATGTATGTGGCGATAAAAGATGCGTGATAGCTCGTCTATCTTGTCCTGTTCCAATATCGTCTCCCATCCCGGCGGGTTGAATTTATCCACCAGCCAATTCAGCTTGCGTACCTGCCCCGGCCATTTGTTACCCGTCCATAATTCCTTGCTGTACTCTCGCGCCCTGGCTATCTCACGCCCGCCTATCGGGTAGGGGAAGCCGCCGTCCGATGCTCTGAACCAGTGTGCGAACCATGTGCGCTTGTTCACCATCAATCTACCGCCAGACAGCCATGCCTTTAATGCGACTTCAACGGCTTGCTGTCCCCAACTTCCATGGCTTTCGTCCGCGCCGCCTTGCTGCCAGTATCGCTCTTTGCTCAGAAAGAAACTGCACCCCATACAGGACATGATTTCATCAAGCTCTTTCGGGTTCTGATGCAGACGATAATTTAACTTTGCGTCTGTCGCATCATAGTAAAGCGTCCTGAGTTCATTTTTCTCGTTGAAACCGATATACATGTAATCATGGACTTTGCCATGCTTGAGCGCCTCGTTGAAATCATCTATATATTTTGGCTGCCATGACTTCACGTCCAGGTTATACATGCGCGGAATGGTAGTATCTGCCTCAGTCAATTCGCCATTCTCATAAGGCGCTATCAGCGCGCTGTCGAACCCTGGCGCTACCGCGCAGTGTGCGTCGAGCTTCATCAGGTATTTACCGTGTGCGATGCGCGCCGCCTCGTTGATGCTCTGCCGCTGCCCTCTGGCTTCCGAGTGGTGGATGATGTTCACTCTCGGATGGTCGTTTATCGGCGGGTCAGGCCAGTAACCGTCACATACGGCGATAATCTCTGTGTCTGCGGTGCTGTTTGCCAGCACATCCTCAATCGTGCGCTGAAGATAGATTTCGTTGCGCGCCGGTATGATGACGGTCAAGTCAGTCATAAACTCCTATCCCACAATCCCAAATCACAATCTTCGTAGTCCGCCACTATGCGGGCGCTGTACCAGCGTTCACCGTTCTCCGCGTCCCAGCCGGATACCGATAGCACCGCAAGCGCGGCGGGCATCAGCTCGCGCACAGGATCACCGTCCCAAGGTGTCTTTACTACCCATACCCATTCGCCGTGTTCGTCCATAATGTGTAAGCCCCGGCCCCACCCGTCGCGCATCCCGCTACATGTCGCCATGACAGCAGCGCCCTCCGGGGCTGTTACTCCGCTTTGGTGTATCCTTTATGCACCCAGCCGGTGATCTTGTACCAGTCGCCCTGCGCGCCCTCAATCTTGAGCTGCGTGTTCAGCGGCAGGTATCCTGATTTGTTGTCCGCCAGCACTTGCGGCGATTGGCGTAACGTCAGCCACAGCGCAGTCGTGCGCACGTATTCAGGATATGTGGCAGGCGGTGGTTCTACGGGCGGCGGTACTGGCTCGCCCGTCTCGTGCGGGTAAACGCCGAAAGCCGCCTTGAACGCCTCGCGGTCACCGTTGAAGCGGTTCAGGTCAATGTCGTCAGACGACACCCCGTAGTTTGCGCCCTGATTGTTGCCACCCGCTGAATACTGCCAGAATGTCCAGGTGCGCGGCTGGTTGATGTCCGTCCATTCGTAGGGCAATGTCGGCGCGGCGGCGGTTGTCCAATGTGCTACCCACAATCGGCGATTCTTCGCCCAATTCGTTTTGGGCAGGTTTCCGTTCCAGAAGCCGGGTGACGTGTATATCATCAAGTCACGCCCGGCGGCCTCTTCGTAGCGCAGGGCAAACTTGTATATCCAACTTTCGAGTTCCGTCTTTGCCAGACCGCCCGTCTCCTCCACGTCCATAACGGGGGGCAGGTCGCCGTATGTGGAGAATTGCGCGAAGTTGTCGGCGTGCTTGCGCCAGTCTTTACCCGGCTTGAGATACCAGTACAGCCCGAACGGGATACTGTTATCAGCGCAACCCTTTGTGTACTCAACCATGCGCGGGTCAATGTAATCGTTGCCGTAACCTGCGCGGATATAGGCGAAGTTGATACGGCTGGCCGCTTTCACCCAGTCTATGTCACCCTGCCAGTACGAGACGTCCATGCCTTCTATCGCCATTGCAACTCCTCGTTAGGATTAACCTTGCTTCCAGTTCTGATTGTCAATAGTTTTCATTACCAATGTAAACAAATGACAAATACTTTTCATTGCTGGTGTAAATATGTAAAGTCCTTATTTACACTTTGTATCGGATAATGGGTACTCAATGCCTATTATTCGATACGGTGTGCAAATTGTTAGCTCTAAGCTAACTTCTGGCTTACGTCATCGCGGCGGTAAACTCCGCCTCAATCCGGTAGTCCTTCAGGAACAGGCGCATCCAGAACGCACCCAGCGGTTTCGGGCCGCCCCAACGCTCGATGATGAAACCGCGATCCCCTTCGCCGTATTCGTTCTTGTATCCAGGCGTGCGTATAAAATGCACAAGGTCACGCGTCACCGTTCCCGCTTGCGTCAGTCGTTCCCTGGCTATCGGTAAGTACCAGCCGTCATGTGTATGCCCGTTACACACTATGTCAGCGTCTGGCAGATACACCGCCTGCCGGTTGGTCTGGATAACGCCCTTCGTCACAGGTCCGCCGCCGCCCGCGCCGTGATGGTATTTCAGTCTTAGCGACTGGCGCTTAGTGTGATGC